ACCCCGCAATGTGGAAATATTTGGCCTTTTTTTACTTATTTGACTTATTCGACGGCATCGGCGAGAAGGGTCTGGGTATCTTCCGGGTATTTTGGGGTCAAATCGGCTGGGGTAGCAATATATTAACAGGCGCACAAAAAAATTCTCGTCGTATAAACGAGCTTCAAACCTTTTTGTATCAGAACTAGACTGTTAACAAAGGGATAGCTGGATGCTTTCGACTGAAGTACGCAAGAAAGCGGAATTTATCTGTTCTCGAATCGCAGAAAAGGCAGAAGTACCGGTTTCAGACATGATCTGGATCCAAAAATGGGCAAAAAGCAACCACAGTGTCGAATCGATGCTTCGTAGAGCCCGCCGGAGGGCAATGCGGGGCGATCAACCTGCCGAAGGGCTCGATCGTTTTCTTGAAGATATGGATTTAGGGGAAGTTGACCCCTCTGATCACTTATCTGGACCACAAGGACCAGTAGAAATTGCAGAATGGTTCGCTGCTAAGAAGAAATGGTTCGTGGATGACGAGGGTTGCAGAGATTAAGATAGAAATATCTTTATGGTCGTAGTGTCGTGAGTTTCGTAGATACTAAAGAACGCATTTTTGTTAACGGTCAAATCTATAGCCGTCCTAAGGGTAGTGGTCGTGTGCATGGACCGGATAATCGCAGGTTTACTCCGGATCCAAATCCTTACGATGTAGAGCCTGAAATACCACGTTACGGAGAAGGGACTGTTGATATGTTTCAGGTCGATCCTATTGATTTTTTGAATCAATCACTTGAGCAAAACAAAGAAGTGATGGGACCGAAGCGGCAGGTGTTCCCACGCTTTGCTGATCCTGAGGACGGTACTTTGAATAATGAAGAAATGGCCCGTGTGGACCCCACCGATAAATTGCTTCTGGATTCCCTTCGTAGGGGCGAGATTGGCCCCTTAACAGACCCGAGGATTAGAAAAGCCATTATCGACCTGGAAAGAAAGATCTACAACGAAGGACGCGCTAGTTCTATGGAGGGTGCGTTAATGGCTGAGATGCCTCGTCGTATTCGCGGTAGCTTCAGACCGGCTGGTGTATTTGGATCTCCTCCACCTAATTTTGATTCGCCGTATATGGACGAACAAATTAGACGTGGTTTTGTCCCTATGACACCACCTTTACCTCGTGGTGCAGGCGGCCCGCAGTTGCCAGGATTTGTTTGACATAGAAGTTTGATACTAAGATCCTCGATTTGCTTTAAACTAAAATATAAATAGTGCCGTGGCGTAAAAATTATGTCCAGGATGGCTGGCGAGCGGGAAGAATTCCGAGAATATTTAGAGGATTACGACCGCAAAGCTCGTGGCGCTGGATCAGATAAGGAACCACCTACTGATCGCTTCAGTGCTAAAGATGTTCGTTACGTTTTTAAGAAGGGTCTTGATCGCGGTCTTTCGAAATCTGCAGCTGCAGAAGACGTTTTAGATTACGCCACCGATCTTATTGGCGACAGCAAGATGGGCGGTGGTACACGTAGAGCTTTAAAGAAGTTAAAGCGTTATCTGAAAGAAGACGAGGCAGGCGGCGGATCCGACGAAGATCAAAACGGCGACGGTGGTGATGGTGGTGGTGACGACGGAATTACTCCTGGTCAGTTCGGTGACCCCACGCGCACTGACCCCGGTATGTTTGCCGGTTCTTATTTTGATTATTTAGGAACAGGAGATCCGAGTGACCCGCGTCAATACTATATGTACGGGTTTGATGGGCCAGTCGGTCTTGCCCGAGCTGATCGTCCTGTTCGCACCGATCGTTTCGGTGTTCCAGAGGACCTTCCTTCTTTCCTTAGCGACGGTCCTCTCGCTCCTTATTTCCAATCTGAGTCTGAGTTCCAAGAAGAAAATCGTCGTGATCTTGGCGATATCTTCGGCGATGCTGCCAAAGGCGCTGGAGCTGCATTCTTAGATTCAGTTCTCGCGGGTGTTATCGGCGGTATTCGCGACGAGATTAAACTCTGATGTTTGAGTCAGACGACGAAGACTCAGAAGTCCATTGCATAATCACACTTGATGTGAATTGTGCTCGTGACGTTTATGAGTCTTTGAAGTTTCGGCTTGAGCAATGGCCTGGCGGAGATCCGCAAGAGCAGATAAATCTCAATGACACCAAGACTTTCTTCTATGGTGTTTATATGGAGTTGCTTCTTAAGAACGATCGAATTTAAGAAACTGACCAGAGACGTGGTCACCTTCGGCGTTATCTGGATGCTGAGCTTAGTAATTGTTACGGTTTATCTAACCGTGATTGCAAACAGGTAAAGTAATTATGCCAAGGGGTTGGGACCCCCACATTGGAACGCCTCTAAGTCGATTAAGCTGGTCGACTTAGCCAGTGTGGTCGTCCGGGTTAGCCCTTGGTCAGTGCATGGCTGTTCTCTCTAACCCGGACATAATCTTAAAATGCCTTGACGTGCATGATACGCTTGGCATACTAAGGGTCCTGGTCCTGCACCGGGATACTCTGACCAGGATGGAAGAGAAGGTATCCCATTTTCTAATGAACGTCGACGAAGTCCGCAGATACGTCAAGAACCTCAGGGGTGAGAACAGAACACTCAAACTTGAGATTCGTGAGTATCAAAAAGAGAATGCGAGGTTGCACGAAATTATAAAAACGCTCGAAACGCAAGCTGTGGAAAACCTAAAGGAGCAGGGATTCTTAAAGTAAAAAACGTCGTAAGCGGCGAGCTGCTGTAAAAGGATTCTGTGGGCAACGCATCTGAAGAGATCTAAGAACCACACGGTTGAAGGGTGATCCTGGAAGGGGGAGGGGTTGAGTGAGTAAAGGGAGGTCAGGGGTATTAGGTGAAAAACAAAAACGTCGGACGCGGCAAGCTGCAACAATTATCCCTGTGGAAAAGGCTTGATAAAAGCCACAGTGCAGTTATATTGGCAGTGCGGGTAAGGGATTTGACTTGAGTCACCTGCCCCTTCTCCTTGGATCCCCCGCTGAAGGAGAGTGAGCCTAATCAGATGGCGAGACCTGATTAGACTGCAGAGCAAAATAACTCCGGGGCGCAACGCAACCGTACCCGGAGCTTTGCTTTATCTAGCCCCCGGCTGCGAATGTCCAGAGAAGAATAACGGACATCATCATCGCGGGAGCCATGAGAAGGACCATCAATCCGAGGTCATGCAGGGTCACCGTGGGTGCTCGCAACTTCTGAAACCTTACCTACAAGTTGCCAGCCCGTGAACATGGCAAACTCAAAGCTTGCAAAAGCATTCAGACCCATATCTACGGCTCGTTTTACATCCGGGTGACCGTAGTCATCAAAGAAAACAATGCCTCCTGGCTTGACCATGGGGACATAGAGGACAACATCTCTTGCCACAGAGACTGAGTCGTGGGCTCCGTCGATGTAAAGAACGTCAATCCAAGGCTCCCGACCAAAACGAGCGTCCAGATCAGTAAAAACATGTTGTGAAAGCCCTTTAATAATCTCAACTTTGCCGCAATTCTTAGATTTTGCGATATTTTCACGAGCTGTGCGCTCTAACCGCGATAATCCAGCGTAATTTTCCGGATTTTTAAGGTGTTCTTCGCTTCCAGTGAAAGGATCGATCGAAATTAGGCTTGATTCTTCGTGATCGAGGTAAAAATCAGACCAGAAACAGCTAGAAGCACCTTCATACACGCCGATTTCTACGATCTGACGCTTTTCTGCGGGGTCAAAGTGAATTTGAGGACCCTGAGTGTTGGTTCTGATCGCTTTATCACTGTTTAGGAGTGCGTCGTACCAGCCTTCGGTGAAATTGTAGTGATCTGCAAGTTTTTTCTTGTCTGGAGCAGCAACTTCGATGTTCGTATCTTCCTTAAGCTGCCCCATCAATTCTTTAAATGACGCTGCTGGCATGGTGTTTGAAGGAAAGCATCAGTATGCTAACAGTGTTGACTGTTTTGGCTTGTTTTGCCCTTATAGTTTGCCCATCGCCCGAGTGCCGGAATCGGTAGACGGATCGGACTTAAAATCCGCTGACCTGTAAGGGTCGTGCGAGTTCAAGTCTCGCCTCGGGCACCTTTTATATCAAGATCAAATGGCTGCTCAAGTTAAAAAACACAGTCCTGATCAGTTGCGCGGTATTACTGCGTACCAACAGATGAAGGGTTGTCCGGGCTGCGGTGAAACACGCTTTCGTGTAATCGAAACTCGTCGACAGCAAGACGCTCAACGACGACGCTATAAGTGCGATGTTTGTGGGCATCGGGAAACTAGGTACGAACTAAATAAACAAAGCTACGAAGAGTACGTACAACTACGTAGAGACTTCAAAGCCCTGAGTAAGATTTTTACTTCCCACACTATTAATGAAACTCTCGAAGAGAGTGACCAAAAGACATCTGAATACCCTTGTCTTAGCTGCGGTTTTTATATCGCGTCTTCTGGAGAGTGTTCTCTAGATATTCCTGAGTGCGGAACTTCCGACGCTGCCGACTGCTCTTCTTTCCTTAAAAACAACTGATCATGGACCACACTCCTATTAATGAAAAGTGGAATGGACGACAGGTCTATATAGGTCCAAGAGGGGGTAAATACATTCTCGACGCTGCTGGTAGTCGTAGGTATCTTCGAGAGTTCGAAAGCGTAAGGCGTGACGGAACAAAGGATCAAAGACCGAAAAAGACGCCCAGAAAATTTAATCCCAGACGTCACGGTGTTATATACAGAACACTCAAGAGTCAACAGCAGCTATGAACATATTTTCGTAGTTACTGACTCGTCCAACTTGATACCCGTAAGACTTCAAAAGGTCGAAGATCATATCTCTCTGGTTTTCGTTACCTGGGTTACTCTCGAAAACAATAAGGGGTTTAAATTGTCTGATAGTCATCTCAGCCCCTTTTAAGGCATCGTACTCGTAGCCTTCAATGTCCAGCTTGATCATGCGTACCGGCCCACCGTACTGATGGTGGTCGATGGCAGTCATCCTGACCTTTTGTTCATCAAGAATTTTTTGATTCTTAGGTTTTACAAACGTTGAGCCGCCTCCGTCTTCGCTGACTATATAAAGAGTTTTTTGTTGATGTGTCTTGCCGCTTGACGTAACACCTGAGTTTTCAGGCACGATATTTGTTTTTTCATTAATAAAAATATTTCCGCAGAGTTGAAAGTAAGTGCGACGTTGCGCCTCAAAAGCAAACACTTGGTCGAAACACTCAGATAGAAGAATGCTGTAGACGCCCATATGGGCACCACAATCAATCAGAACTCCATCCCCTGGTAGGTGTTGCTTTATAAAGTTAATCAGTGATGCTTCAGGAACTCCGACCCGATGAGCCTGACAGAGACCTGAGTCGTCCCTGTGCATTAAGAAACTTGTTTCGACGGTAGGAACAATTAAATCGATACCTGGCGTCCAGAAAAAAGTACTCATGCACGTAATACCAGTGTTAGCATACTAACAGTTGGTCGTGAGTTTTGGACTCTATTCCTGTATTAGGCACAGCAATTGTGAACTGTCCTCACTGGATTTGGAGGTTGTTCTATAGCATTGATTACCCTGTAGATAACTTTGTAGTATTTAATAACAACGGTCGAGGTCAAATCACCCGTGAGCTCGATCTTTTAGTGGCTGCTCCTCACAAGTTCGTGAAGAAGGTTCATGTCGTACACATGCCTGCAAACCTGGGGTGCAGTGGTGCTTGGAACTTAATCATCAAGTCTTTTTTAAAAGCGCCTTATTGGGTCATTTCTAACCACGACGTTATGTACGAACCTGGTTTCCTCAAAGAAATGAACGAAAAAGCTCAAGACAAAGAAACAGGTGTCGTTCACGGTAAGAACGGTGGTTGGGATATCTTTTTGTTGAAGGACTGGATGGTCAAGAAATACGGTCTTTTCGATGAAAACCTGTATCCGGGTTACTGCGAGGATCTCGATTACGGGATGAGGTTTATTCACGACGACGTCAAACGTGTTCTATCTCTCGAGCACGGTTACTACCACGGCACTAAAAAGGACGATTACTCAGACGGAAGTCAGACCTGGCGTTCAGAACCTGCTATCGCGCAAGGTGTGCATCTAGCGCACGAGATGAACAAACGGTACATGCATATGAAATGGAGTGAAGCCTGGCAAGGTCATGTGGAAGGTGAAACCTATAAAACACCGTTTAATTTGGATGACATGCCGGTGAGTTTTACTACTTATGACTTAGATTTCGTGCGCCGCAAGCACCTTGGTTTTTGAACATGAAAGGAGTACGTCACCCGATTGAAAGCGCATGCTGGTCCGTTGATGATGATCCCGCAGCTCAAAGTTTTGCCGATTGGGATTATCTTCTCAAAGCTGTGCGAACGGCTGCGGATTGTCGCATCGATTGCGCTAATCCTTTTGTTAATGCTTTTCCTGGCGATCACTACCGCCTTCTGGCTGGCCTCATCTATAACCTTGATCGTTCTTCGGGGCCAATGAAGATCCTCGACATCGGCACGCATCTGGGAACGTCAGCCAGGACGATGCTCGACTTCTCAGATAACGAAGACACGGTCGTGACTTTTGACGTTAACGAGTGGACTAGCTACTCGACCACTTATTTAACTGAGGAAGATTTTAGTTCTGGAAAACTTGTACAGCATATAGAAGATTTGCAGCAACCTCAGACGTTTGCACGGTTTGCCAAGATGCTTTGTGAGGCTGACTTTATTATGTGCGACGGCCCGAAAGACGGTGTTTTTGAGCGTAAGTTCTACAGTCTTTTATCCACACTAGACTTTCCAAAGAAACAACGGTGGTTGTTCTTGGACGACATCCGTTTCCCGAGTGAAATGATTTCTTGGCGAATAATCGATTCTCCTAAAATCGATTTAACCTCGTTTGGTCATTTCAGCGGCACTGGATTAGTCAACATTTCAGAAGGATTCAAGTTCGGTTGATGCCTTTTTATTCGGCGTACACGGCTAGCGGTTATTTAACTAATAACCTTCAAGATTTGCTCGATCAAAAGGATCTTTCTTCTTTTGCTCTGAGCAAACTTGCTGCTTTGTCGCCGACTACAACAAGAAAAATATGCTCTGATTCTCGTTATATACCGTCGCCAGATGTACTTGAGAAAATCTGTACGACTCTCAATGTCACTCCTGGCGACGTTTTAGGAATAAAGAGTACAATGGAATTAACTGTTGCAGTAGGTTCTGGTGTTTTCTCAGGCTGATTATGCTTTAGCTGCTCGCCTGCTTGGTCAGCCCATGCCGACCTCAGCTGCAGAGCAAGCGATGATGGCACCCATGGTTTCTCGGGTGCTCCGTGATTTCATGGTGATGCGTGCACCGTCACCTGATTATTCAGATGAAATGTACACCGGAGCGACTCGCTCCTTAAATAATTACCCAGATACTCAGTATCCGATGGTGAAGGCTGAGATTGCTTCTCGGCTTCGGACTGAACCTGAGCAACCTTCTAATGATGCTTACTTAGCATCTCTTTTAGAGCAAATCTGCCAAGACCCAGAGGCGGTTATGGCGATGCTCATGATGCTTGATGAGATGGACGACGACGCAAATCGGCACATGCAAGAGCTGTCTTCACAGCGTCCTGCTGAGTACGACACCCCTTCTGACGCTTCTGGGTATTCGATGTTGAATGCTCCGTCTTCTAATTCTGTTCCTCCTTCCGTCCAGTACCAACAACTGAGCTGATGAATCAGAGTCAAAGACAACTTGAAGAGCGAGACGTCAAGTTAGAGGCTCCGGTGCAAAATCCTGTGGAATTTATGCGTCGTTATCTAGCTTCTAATTTTCCACAAACTGCAGCTATGCCTTCTGCTGATCAAAAGGCTACGCAAGTTCCCATGATGTCTCACGATAAAGGATTAAACTTAGAAATGAAAAAGCCACTCAGCGGCACATCTTTCGATAACCCTGCAGGAAGCTAATGGCACCTAGAAATGCAAAACTTCTTTTTCTAGAGCGAGCTCTTAAAGCTCTGAAGAAGGAGCTTCCTGATGCTACTGATGCTGAGCGACTCCAGGCTGCTCAAAAACTTACTGATTTAGAGTTCGAGCCTGCTACTTCTCGGGCTGCGCGGGAGACTGCAGAATCTGTTGAGGCAAGAAAACTCAGCTTACAAGAACAAGCAGCGGCGGAAGCAAAAGCAAAGGAAATTAGAGCTGCAACCCCCGAAGGGCCGCTCGAAGTACTTATTGGACCCAAGGGTTCTCCAAGGCGCGATACACTGAGGCAAGTTGGAATCCCTGCCCTTGTTGGCGGAGGAGTTCAACTTATCAATACGCTGGCAGACACGCTTGGGAAGTCTGCAGACACTGTGGATGCGCCTCCGCCAGCTACTGCACCATCTGGCAAAGCACCGCTTACACCTAGCGCCGCTCAAGTCAGTGACTTTTTGAATTCAATTCAAAATTTCAACGCAAAACTCAGAGGACAAGCACTTCGTCGTCGACTTATGCTCGATTTCGAAGGAGCGGAAAGGCTGGAAGCTCAACAGATTGATCCTACTAAGGCTTTACAAGATTATCGAGAAGGATCCAGAACTGATTTCAAGTATGGCACAGACAGAAAAATTGAAGAACAAACGGCGGGGTATGAAGCAGAACAAGAGTTAGAGCGAATCAGACAGGAAACAGAGCGAGTCAAGCAAGAAGCAGAAAACAAACGCAAGGTTTTAGATCTTGCCGGTCAAGTAATCCAATCCACAGAGGGCTCGATGAATATTGACCTTCTGCCCCAACGCCAATACTGAGGTAATCATGGAAGAACTCGACGTTTCTATGTTCCAAGGTCTGCCTCTTCCAATGCGGCAGAGTCTGACTAGGCAAGGCATTCCTAATCTTCTTAGTCCGCAAGAGGCTGCCACCATTAATTTGAATGTGGGCGATGAAGTTCCTCAGGTTCGAACTGTGAGGTCAGCTCAACAGGCTCGTGTTCAACCTGGCGATCAGGTTGGGCCAGATATTATGCCACTCCCTGTAGATCCTTATGAGGGTAATGTACCTGTACAATCCCCTTCTCCTTCTCCGGAGCCTGGTGAATTAGATATTCAAACACCTGATCTTGTTGACCCTAATACTGTCAAAGTTGACACCCCTCAACTAGATAAGGCAGAGTCAGAAATTGATAAGATTCTTGCAATCACCGGGTTAACGTTCGAGCGGCGGAAAGAGCTTCTCGAAATGAAGGGCAGAATTGCCCTTGAGCGTGATGCAATCCAAGCCCGTACACGAGAAAATATCGCTCGGTACAACGCTAATGCTTTACGTGAAGCCGAGGTCGCAAAAGCTTTGACCATGGTGGCGTACAAAGCTAACCGCCCGGATGCTGAACTCGTTGGTCAGATCATGTCCCCGATGAGTGGATTATCATCGTTATATAAGGCTGTTTCTTTTGAAACTCCCACTTTCCAGATGCCGAGGAAGAACTGATGCTACCTGCAATTATCGGAGCTGTTGCGCCAGCAGTAGTAGGAGCAGCAGCTAGTTCTATTTTCGGCGGCGGTTCCTCAGGAGGAGGCAGTTCGTCAGGAGGAGGCGGCGGACAACAGCAGGCAGCTGGGTATCAGCGCACTCCTCTTGACTTCTACGCCGAGTACGGAGCTAGAGCAGCGAACGCCGCGAACCCTTTAACTCTCGCCACAACGGAGTTCGGCTCTGCTTTAGAGAGTTCTACTTACGCGCAAGCTTTACTAGCTCAGGGTTTGCAGCAAGGCTCAGCAAGAGCGCTCGCCGATGCAGCATTCCGTGGCAACACCGCCACGCAGCTTCAAGGAAGTGAGGTTGCCCAACTTCTAAACGCAGGCATTGGTCTGCAAGAAGACCTTGGCAAGGCACGTCTTGGTGTTGCACTCCTCGGTCCTCAGTACCTGGCTCAAGCGGCAACGGCTGCTCGAGCAGGCGACAACGAACTTGCAAAGAGCCTTGGCGAAACAAATTTAGGTATTAGGGCTCTTCAAGAAGCTTCTAAAGCAAATATTGCTCAGGAGTTTAATAAAAATCTAGGCACATTAGCCACAACCCGTGCAGCCGCTCAGAGCGCTTTAGCTCAAGGTGCTCAGCGAATTGCTGGTCAACTTCAGCTTAATAATCAGCAAATTGGAGGTCAGCTTCGGTTAGGTGATCAGCGAATCAGAGGTCAACTCGCGCTGGGTGATCAGAACATCATGGGCAACCTTACGCTGAACAAAGCTAAGACCGAAAGTGACATCGCTCGTATCCGTGCAAACACTGCGGCTACGAAAGACTTGAGAGCCAATGCAGTTAATATTGCAATGGCTGGTCAACGGTATTTCGGATGATTTCTACTCAAGCACCTGATACTAATACTGTCGGGGCTTGGTTAGACACACTAGGCAAGACCCAAAAAGATGCTTTCTTGCACTACGTCAAGAACAGCACAAGTGATATTGAGAGTTATTTATATGCTCGCTTTTTGCGTCCTGGCTACACCGGCTCAATCGCTGACCTCACCGCGTGGCTACAAGAAAAGTACCCCAAGCAAGATTTACGTAAAGTCCTGCTGATCGAAATCGATAGCCTGAAAATGGATATTGATAACGTACGGCAAATGACCCTTACGGGAATGCTAGATCATGCCACAGCAGCCACAAAAATCAGCGTCCTCCAAAAAGAACTCCGCTCGCACATCCAGGCGGTCAGACAGCTCACTGACGGTATTGATCGCCGTGGGCTTCTACTTGCTGGTGCGGATCGTTGTTTACGTGAGCTCGTAAATAGCTTCGAAGATTCACCGACTATGTCTGATTTGATCGATGAAGCTTCAATCGTTGTATGGTCGACTATTGAACGAGAAGAAAAATCGTGACGGATAAAGAACGGATTATTCAGTTTATTGAAGACACTGAATATGACCGTAGCTATCTACCGCATTTTGGTTTGATCCCTGATTGGTTCATTCGTTATAAAGAACTCAGGGATCTTATTATCAATTATTTAGACCGTCTCGAGGAGTCCCAAGATATTAACCAGCGGGCATTTGAAGATGCCCATGAAACTGTCGTTGACCCCGAGAGCTAGCTCAATCGTATCGTCTTCTTCGACGTACTCTCCACCGAAAGGAAGAATACAAGCTGGTTGAGTTGAGACGGGCGTGCCCACACAGTCTGTCCACCAGATCAAATCATCGTTCGTTGAGCCGCTGAAAAGAGCTTCAGTACATTGACGTGTGATCCTGGTGAAATTTTTATCAAGGGTGTAGGCACCCAAGTGGTATAGAAGGTGAGGACGTTGTGTGGCTGTATCTACAGCCATGTATTTCCAGTGGAAAAACACTAACCACTCGTCACCGATGTCAATAGGAGCGGTTGAGTTGAATGTGGGTGACTCGCCGACGACCTTTTTGAGGCTTGACGAATCAATTTCTATGTCTGGTTCACCGGGTGTTCTGATTGAGATTGGAACGGTCGAGTATAAGAGGCGAAGTCTTCCTCCTTCGCTGAAGAAACACCAGTTCTTTTCGGCTTTCCCTGGCTTTAAGTTGTCGCCTACAGGAGGGTAGATGCAGTCGTTAACTTCTCCAAACTCATCAATGTGACCAACGCACACTTTTGGTTGGTTTACCATAGTGTGCTTTGAGCTGTCCCATTTCGAGGCGTATGAGCTCGTAATGAATTGCAAGTACAACTCGTCATCAGGCGCTTTGAAAAGCCTTGCATCTTCGTAACTAAGCCTGTGCGGCTTGTTTCTGATTTTTTTAGCTCCTGAAATAGCATTTTCTGAAGTCAACTCACCGATGTAGATTTCGGTTGGTGTGTTGTTGTAATAGAAATATTTTCTGTCGTGCCTGAACACAAAAGGTTGCGGCTGACTTCTGAATGAAATAAGCCTGTGACCTTGATGATTTACTAAGCAGGGGCTGAAATTAGCCACTGAATTTTCTGGTAGTCCCCAGTAAATTCGTGAGAATTTACCTCCTATGTCATCAGCCTGCTGATAGACCGTCGGGTAGCCACGCTTGCTGCGGATGTTTACAGGTACTTGGGTGTACTTGAGCGTGGTTTGATATCGAAGTTGTTGTTGAGACATCAGGCTAGCTCCATGGCTTTGGTGAAACCTTCGGCGATTTTGTCCCACCTATACGAAGGATTCTGGGTGACTTGGTAACAGTCGTCTCCTACTTTTTTACGATATGCCTCGTCTTCGTAAAGCTTTTGAATTAGTTCGGCTGCGTGCTTGTAGTTGATAACGCCTCTTTCGACACCGAGATCTTTATCGGTGACCCAAGCTGCTACATCGATAAGAAGACCTTTATCTTTCCAGATGTCTTGACACGAGGTATGAGCTGGTACGATCTGAGGTTTTTTGCACATTGCGTGCTCGAACGGGACAAGTCCCCAACCTTCTCCATTCGCAGTGTTAATACCAATATCTACAGCGTTGTAAATGAGATTAAGTTGCTCATCCGGCGGGGCAGCCATGTAGTTGATGCCTGGTGTAACAGCCAGTTTCGCTGTGGGGTCGGCTCCTCTTCGACGCATCTCGGTTTCGAAGAGTTCTGTGATCGCCCAGCCAAGATCTTTCTCGCCCATATTTAGGTAGAGAAGAGCGTCTTCTTTGTCTTTGGCAAACTCAGCAAAAGCTTTAATCGTTTGATCAATCAGTTTGCGAGGTTGATTTCTGTTTCCGTTAAAGACAATAAACTTGTCCAAAGGCAGACCCAATCGTTTTCTAGCTTCATCGCGCTCGATCACATGGAATTTACCTTGATCTAGACCGTGTGGAATTACTCCAAGTTTTTTGGGTTTAATACCATGCGACATCAAGCGCTGTGCTTGCTCGGGCGTGAATGTAATTGCAAAATCCCAGTGCTCGATGTATCTCAGCATTGGCATTGGATACCACTCTGAGTCAGTAGGGAAGTATGCAATAAATTTGAATTTAAATTGATCTTTGAGAAGATGAACTCGTTCCCACACCTGGTTAACGATCCATAGATCGTTTAAGCAAATAATGTAATCAGGGCGTTCAATCTCAACAATCTGCTGGATCCTCCCGATCCCAAATCGATCTTGAGGATTATGAGCGCTAGCTGGATAAATCTTAAACGGGTAACTATGAGGATCTCCTTGGTAGTTTATGCCAAAAGAAACTATCTCATGCTCTTTGCTGAGGTGATCTAGAATGCTATGAGTTACACGAGCGAAACCAGTATTAGAACAAGCATCTCCGTACCAAAGAATCTTCGACATACGGGTTTAGAATTTCGCTATCAGTATACAAACACTAAACGATAATGCCTAGCAGAGAAACATTTGCATACCGTCGCGCACTGAAGCTAAGAGCACAGAAAGCTGTTGATGATAATGACTCCACGGTAGATAGTGTGTTTGCAAGAGCTCAGGATGATTTCCTGACCTTTTGCACAATTATGGATAAAGCTCCAGCGCACCACATGCTGGAGTGGCACAAGCATTTAATTACTGGTGTGAGCAATAGATACCTTCTTGATATTGCAGGACCTAATTTAGATATCTTGGCACCTCGCGGTAGTGCTAAGTCGACTGTGCTCAATATGTTCACCGCCTGGATTATCGGAAGGCACACAAGTAAAGGTATGCCTTTGCAGATCATCTACTGTTCGTACAACATCGCAACGGCAATACCTAAAAGTCGGATCATCAAGCAAATTATCGATTCAACCTCCTTTAAAAAAATCTTTCCCAAAGTCAAGCTCAAGTCAGGCATGCAGAGCGACATCGGTTGGTCAATCGATTTCGACTACGCCGGTATCGACCGTGTGGGCGACGAAGAATTTACACTACGCGCCGCAGGTCTTCGAGGAAGTATCACGTCTAAACGTGCTCACCTGGTCATCGTGGATGACCCTATTAAATCCAGTGCGGATATTAAAAACCCTGCTGTTAGGGATGAAATGAACAACAACTGGTCTTCGGTTATCGCTCCGATTGTGTTTGAGGGCGGTCGCTCTATCTGTCTGGGAACCCGATTTCACCCTCTAGATATTCATAAAACTATGTTTTCCCCCACAAAGGGATGGAAACAAGTTTCTCAAGAAGCACTTACTTATGACTCAGAAGGTGACGCAGTAAGTTACTGGCCTGAGCAATGGTCAGTTGAATACCTTCAGCAGCAGAAAGAACTTGACCCAGTCGCTTTTGCTTTCCAGTACCAGCAGCAACCAGTTATGACGTCAGATCTGGTTTTATCGCCTGATCTAATTGTCAAAGGAGAAGTTGAGACTGAGTTTGACTCATTAGCTGTCGGTATCGACTTATCCGCCAGTAAAAATGAAACTTCTGATTACACAGCCTTTGTTCTTGGAGGGCGTCTAAAAGATAAGTTTTACATAATCGACGCGCATCAGGTGCGTTCTATAGGAAACCTTGAAAAGATCGACCTTCTGTGCGACATGCTTGTTGAGTGGGGGATCCTTGAGTTACAAGGGGATCAGTACTTTCCCACTTACTCAACTGTCACTCTTGTCGTTGAGGCTGTAGCTTACCAAGCTTCTCTAGCTGCTGATTTGAAACGAGTATTACTGAATGAAAGAGGTTTAGGGAACTTGCATATCCACGAGGTTAAAGGTTTTCGTGGAGATAAAGTTGCTCGTTTTAGAGGAACGCTCGGTCTACTGGAGAATAAAAAAGTCATCTTTAATAAGTACCGCAAATTCGATGCGTTGACCGATCAGTTGATTAATGTCGGTGCAACGTCTCACGACGATCTTCTTGACGCTTACACCTGGCTCATGACCTTCCTTCAGCGTCGTGGAAATTTCTCAGTTGAATACTAATGAAATCTATTTACATCACAGTTACAGCTCACAACCCCTTAGATCGAATAGATACAACCCTGAAAGTTCTGAAAGGGTACGAATCTATAGAGCTTGAAAAAGAAATCGACATTTTTATCGATTTTGACCATCGTTTAGATCTAGATGAGTTTTCTTTAATCGTTGCCTCCCACACCGATTTCAATCGGGTTGGTTTTGTTGTCGCTGGGGAGGAATACAAGGGCTACGATCTTTGCTGGGCACATAAGCCTTCTCTTATTAAAAAAATTCGTAAGAAGACACATGACTTCTATATGTATTCAGAGAACGATATGTTGTTCACAAAAAAGCATTTTGATTATTGGTACAAACACAAAGACGAACTAAGAGTTCATAATTTAGAGCCTGGTTTTTGCCGAGTTGAGCGTTTAGGCAACAAGCTTATTCCTTTTGATAACTACCGAAAATGGAAACTGGGTGGCGTTACAGAATTTGTATGGGGTGACATACCGTTTAAATCAGAGTTCATTCCAAAACTTTTTGATGAAGATATTTTTGGTTTCACAACTCTGGGCAACCCCTACTCAGGGATGATGATTCTGGATCAGCAGGATGCAGAAAAGTACGTCGAAAGCTGGAGCTGCAATCCGATTCATAGTCACATTAAAACAGGTAAAAGAAACTGGCCTATCGCGGATCGAGCCTCAATGGGGCTCGCTTTTGAGGATTTAAAGCCGTGGCAGGAGCATCGCCGCGTTGTGCCTGTTACTTATGAAGGTGATTCTGTAGTGATACCTGACTACGCCTTGATCGAGCATTTAGATAAAAAATATTCCTCAGCGCTCGTAAAAAATCAAAGTATCATTGACACGAAAACCATGTTCTCATACTGACATGACTTTATCCTTGCACAACTCCGATAGAGTCGACCACCCCACGCACTACAACCAGGGCGACATTGAGTGCATCGATGCGATGTTGGCTGCCGGTGGGCAAGATGCAGTCAAGAACTTTTGTCATCTTTCTTGCTTTAAATATCTTTGGCGCTTTCAGCACAAGAACGGTTTTGAGGATTTAAAAAAAGCAGAGTGGTATTTGAAAAAGCTTATTGAGCTAAGTAAGTTAGACTGACAAAAAGACTTAGAGAATGGACATCCGCGCTTTTGGTTCTGTATACGGGCAGCAAGCTAATCTGCCTTATGCGAGTGGATTCCACTGGGCTCCTTCAGATGGTGAAAAAACATTTACTACATGTCGAGCTCTTTACACAGAAGCTAAGTCGACACCTGGAACCGACAACGTGTATATCGGTTTTAATGACGGAGCTACTGATTTAATTCAAATTGAAAATTTACAAGGTAATGAACTGCTTCCCTTTGGTGCAGTTACACTTAGTGGAGGCTCTGTCCAAGGCGTAATCGTTCTCTATTAATGGATAGCTTTACTGGTTACGCAGATTTTTTTTCTGATCGCTACAACCGATCTTTAGACGCTGCTGGTCAACAAAGGCAGCGTGAAGATGAAGCTTCTCGTCGTTTTCGTGGTCAAGTTCAGGCTGATTTAGATCAAGCTGACGAAGGACCAGTCCCTCCCACAATGCCTGACGACGGAAGTCGCCCAGAGTTTGACACTGGCATGGATGAGATGGCAGATGAAAATGTTGAAAGAACAAAAAATTATCTTTTAGAACAGGCTAAGAAGCGGATTAACGGAGTAGCAGCCCCGCAAGAGTGAGTTAGCATACTGCTACTGAGAAGTCCTCGACGTGTTAATCGATTGCTTTCCGTATTTCAACGAGAAAGAACTTCTAGAACTTCGCATTGAAACGCTATACGATCACGTAGATGGTTTCTTGATTACTGATGCGAATCGTACGCACCGGGGCGAACCTAAAGAATTTAGCTGCGTTAATACTCTTAGAGAGCTTGGTATCCCCGAAGAAAAAGTCCAAGTTCTCCATGTTGAGCTACCTCCGATCGAAGAAGCCCCAGATCCTTGGATCAGAGAGCGAGGACAGCGAGATGCTTTGAGTGTCGGCTTGTTTCAACTACCTGAAGACACTTTTTTTATCTGCTCTGACTGCGATGAAATCGCGAACCCAGCAAAGTTGGATGAAATCAAACAAGCTGTTTTAGATCAGCCAGACAAGATTGTGCGATTGAGTATGTCCATGCACTACGGAAGGGCGGATAAACAACTCGAGTCTCCCACGGGGGAGAAATTTGATTGGCGGTGTGGCACAGCTAGTACCGTTAAACAACTTAAAGATTTTGGAACTCTGTCATCCTTACGAGCAAGCACAAATAACTTTTATGTAGGAGATAGAGATGCAGGTTGGCACTTGAGTTGGATGGGGGACGCAGATAAGCGTCGACGTAAATTAAGCTCGATTGCTGAGTACTACATCTGGGATAAACCAGAAGTACAGAAACTGTGTGATGAGTTCAAAGCTGAAGAAGGTAAGACAGATATGCTCGGACGCCAAGATCATTTAATTACTTCGTATCCAGTAGATAAACTTCCTGAGGCTGCCCTTAGAATAGAAAGAGTAAAAAATTACCTTCTTCCCGATGGCTGACAAAAAAATGCCTCCGGAGCTTTTAGCTAAGTTCGCAGCTGATCGTGAGGAAAAAAAGGCTCCCAGCGGTGACGAGGTTAAGATGGAAAAACAGAAACGTGCTAAAGAAAAAGCCCGTTCTTTCAAAGAAAAGAAGTAATCGATTAAATGGCAGCCTCTACTGAAGTCCGCAACAAGTTCGAGGAGATCTTAGAGGCTGCTCGAACTCAAGGGCGGCAAAATCAAGCTGCAACGATGGTGGTTCTTAGCCACCTTCAGCAGATGACTCTCTTGATGATCAAGAAGGGTCTCTCTTTTTACTGCGACCAAGACACGTTCAAAAGCCGAACTCGGTTTCTTCATGATGTGATCGAGCTTAATAGGCTTGATATTCGTTTCCCAGCGATTATTCGCAACTTTTTGATTGACGGTTGTGGACTTTTTTACTTCCGTCCTGATCAAAAATTAAAATATCAGATCTATTTCTTCAATAAAAACCAATACCGTGTGTATCACGACGTAAACGGTCAGATTGAAGAAGTCGTAATTATTTACGATTACAAAGTTAAGAACGCCACACTGGGTTTACCTAGTGATGTTTACGGACAAAATAAGCGCTATGTCCGTTTGTCGATTACAGCAGACACAATTCAAGAGACTGAATCAGACTCAGAACTCAGTTTCGAAGTAGAGCCTGGAGCAGGTATTTCAGGGACAAAAAGTCGTCCTAATTCCTTAGGTTTTGTACCTGCCGTCGAGTGTTTAAACAAGCCAAACGCTAGCGGCACAGACGGCGAAGGAGATTTCGATCCGTTTATGGAGCAAATTGTGCTTCATAACGACATGATCACCAATATTGCTAAAAATATTGAGTTCTTCGGTAACCCTACGCTGATCTCTAGTCGTCCTCGATCTGATCTGGTCGAGGCTGGCGATGCCGGAAGCACTTTCCGACCGACAATCAGCTCACAAAGTGGATTTGCCGGGAGGGATACACCTTCTACTCGTGTGAGTGAGCCTTTCGGCTCATCCATGGGCGGCGGCTTACGTGTCCCACGCATTATCGCCAACGTTGAACCATCTGATCGTGTGGGCTATATGACGCCCGACCCGATTAGTGGGGACATGAACCGTTATGCACTTCTGCTTCGAGAAGAGATTCGTACCGCTTTAGG